AAAAATCCCAATCTTGGTGGATGTGTTGTTTAATTTTAGTCCGCATATCGGCTCTGGCTCATAACCAGTTGAAACCGTAGTTTGGTCACACGTGGGTTCAAATCCCTCTGCGGACACTAAAAATTTTAATTTAAATTAATGGAAACATTTGTAAGAGAGCCGTGGGAAAAATATAAAGAAAGGCTTATTAGAATTGGTTATACAGAAGAAGAAATGGAAGCTGTAAAACAAGTGAGAGAGAATTATGAATATATGTCTTTTGAACAGTTTGATTTTCTTTTCCGCCAGGGAGTAATAAAAAGAACAAATAAACTACGAAGAAAAAGATGTTTATATGTATGTGATAATGGGCGTGTGTGGTATTTGAATCATCATAGAAAACAGTTTTTTTATTGCGGGTATTTTGTGAATCAGAACGAACCTAAAGAGTAGATAATGGTAGAAGTAGTTTTAAAAAACAACTATTTTGGAGTTATAGAAGATGGTGTAGAAGTAGTTCCATTTGTTCACTACACCAAAAAAAGTGCAATCGATGAATGGGTACTTTTTCAAAAATTAAATACAATTGAACGTCAATTTCTTAATAGTGTAATAAGTGTTGAAGACATAGAAAAAATTGAACATAGCCTTATAAATCGTGCGCATATAAACAGATAATGTCAAAGAAACAAGAAATAGTAATCAAGAGATTCAAAGACAAATCAAGTAATTTTTGGGTGGATGGGTTACATTATGCGCTTTTAGAATCGGGGGAAATAATGTTTTGTGCGGGCGGAATAGATAATGAAGAAAGAAGACAGCTATTAAAAGACTTCATTAAAAGAAACAAAGTTGTATTCGCGCCAAGAGAAAAGACAGTTGAAGAAAAACAATACAACCAAATTATAACCAAAACCAAAAACACCCTTTAACTTGGGGCTTTAACCAAGGGATGAATTAGTTTCATTACAAATGGTCTTAATGAATTTGGTGGTTTAAAATAAATGTAGTACATTTGCACAATAAAATAAGATACAATGATAAAATCAAAAGATATATTGATAAGAATAGACGAAGAAACAAAAAATAAAGCCAGTGAAAAAGCAAAGTCTATTGGGCTTTCATTATCTTCTTGGATTAGGACATTAATTGTTAAAGAGTTAAAAGAATAATGTTAACTTACACCTTTAAAATAAAAGCATCTAATAAACAAATTCAATTGTTTGAAGAACATTTGAACACAACTCGTATGCTCTATAATTTAGCAAAAGAAACAAAGGACTACGCTTATTCTAAAGGTGTAAAATTAACTAAATTTGATTTAATAAATCAACTTCCAGAACTTAAAAAAGAATTTCAATGGATTTATAATGTAAATGGTGCTACGTTACAAGGTGTGATAGAAAGGCTTTACAAAGGATATGATAAATTCTTTTCAGATTTGAAAAGAGGAAAGAGCGCATCTAAACCTAAATGGGCTAAAAAGAAAAATTGGAACTCTGTTGAATTTAAGCAAGGGAATTTAAAAAACACTAAACCAAATTTAAGATTTGAAGAAGATGGTAGATTTAATTTACCAAAAATAGGAAAAGTAAGAATTTTTAAAAGTAGGAAAGTAAATGGAAACATAAAATTAGCAAGAATAGTTAAAAAAGTTGATGGATGGTATTTACAAATAGTAACTGATTATGAACTACCGAAGTGTAATAACCAAGCACAAGTAGGCGTTGATTCGGGTATTAAGTATAATTTTGTAACATCAGATGGTCAATTTTTTGAAAATATTAAAACAACTAAGAAATACGAAAACAAATTAGCTGAAGCTCAAAGAAAATTATCTTTGAAAAAGAAACGGTCAAATAACTTTTATAGAGAAGTTGAAAAAGTAAAAAGAATACATTTAAAAATTTCAAGAGTTAGAGAAGACTATCTTCATAAGATTTCAAGAGAGTTGGCAAATAATTATCAAACTGTTTTTGTTGAAGATTTAGATGTATCTGAAATGGTACAAGACAAGAATTTTTCTAAAGCTATTTCAGACGTTAGTTGGAGTAAATTTTTTCAATATTTAGAGTACAAAACAGAATTAATAAAAGTAGATGCTAAATATACATCTCAAGAGTGTAATAATTGTGGACACACATCAAAAGAAAACAGACCTAATCAAGAAACTTTTAAGTGTGTAAAATGCGGTCACTCTGGGAATGCGGATTTTGAAGCATCACTAACAATTAAAAAGCGTGGACAAACGCTATTGGAGAAATATGGAAAATAGTTCAAAAAGAATCCCTGTTGCTTTTAGCTCATGGAGTTGTCAATTGAAGTGGATAAAAGAGAAATACAATTTTAAAGCGGGCGAAGAAAAATTAAAAGAAGAAGTTTTTGAAATTTTGAAATGAAAAAATACAACAAGGAAAATTGTAATAATATCGTTTTTAGTAAGGGCTTTTGTAAATTTCACGCGCCACACAAAAAACAAAAAAAGACAGACTTTAACACAGAAGATTTAGAAAGCTTGTCACTAAGTGAATTAAAAAGAACAGCAGACTATTGGTTAAGACAATACTTATTAAAAAGTGCAGAAAAAATAAATGGAAAGATATATTGTCCAATTAAAAATAAATGGTATTCAGAAGATAAAATGCACGTGTGTCATTATATAGATAGGGGGAAGTCAATGTGGACAAGATATGATTTAAAAAACTGTCATTTACTATCCGCAGAATCAAATACTTGGGATGCTCAAATACCTTATGAAGGCTACAAATCTAAACATCATTTTGAATATGAAATATATTTAAAATCATTATATAGTGATGATGTAATTGATGAACTTACATACTTATCAAATAAAAAAGATGTTTTTACAAAAAACGATTATATAAACGTAATAAATGAATTAAAAAATGGCTGTTAATACACACCTCTTTTTCGTACTATCTGAGTTGATTGATAAAGTCAACAAAGAAAGGAATAATATGAATGTAGACGAACTTCAAGAATTAAGGGAGAATATCAGCTTAAATCTTTTTTATATTTCAGACGACGCGGCAAAAGCAATATCAAATTACGATGCTAAAGCCTATGAGAGAAAAAGACTTCAAGCGGAAAAAGAAGAAAGTTTTAGAAATGCAATAGACAGTAGAACAAATAAAGTACACACAGTAGCTGATTCGGAACGTTTAGCAAGAATAGAATTAAAAACAGTTGAAACAGAAGAAGTGGAAGCATTAAGACAAAAAGAAAGAGTTAGAATTATTCTCACAGCAGTTCAACAGATTCTAAATTCAATTAGTAGTAGAATTAATCAATTATCAAAATAAAATGACAAAATCAGTAAATAAAGCTATTGAAAAATTAGAGTTTTTATACGCAAAAGGAAATATTGTAAATTTAGGGGAAACACCGAGGTATGTTGAAAAAGTGCTTACTGGTAGACCAAGTTTTGACCACTTGACAGATGGAGGTATTCCAAAAGGTAGATTAGTTCTTATAGCGGGAGAGCCAAGCGCAGGTAAGTCAAGTTTAACAATACAGATAGCTAATTTAATTGGTGAAAAAATATTGTATATTGACACAGAGGCTACATTAACAACGGACTACTTAGAGGATTTAGGAGCTGACCCAAGTAAGTTTGGACATTGTATTCCTGAAACAACAGAGCAAATGTGTGATATAATTAGAAAAGAAATTCCTAATTATAATGTGATTGTTGTAGACTCTATAAACAACAGTGCTTCAAATGAGCAAGTTCAAAAATCAGCAGGGGAAAGAACAATGGCAAATAGGGCTATTACATTAGCAAGTCAGCTTCCTATTTTAATTAGCTTGTGTAATCAGTATAACACTACATTAATTGTACTGTCGCAGATTAGGGATAACATGAATAAAGCTAATATGTATTCACCTGATACAATTATCCCTGGTGGAAAGTCATTACACCACAACAGTTCTATGACTATTGAGCTAAAGCCCGCCACAAAGAAAAAATCAAAAGAATCTGATGAATTAGAACTATATGAAACAGTTACAGGTAGAATGGTTAAAATGACTTGTACTAAAAATAAAGTTGGAAAACCTTTTAGAACTGTTGAATTGGAGTTTTCATACGGAATGGGGTATACAATAGAAGCTGATATTGCTTCTGCGGCGTTAAGACTTGGAATTTTAGAAAAATCGGGCAGTTGGATTAAGTATAAAGGCGCAAGCATAGCACAAGGTATTGATAACTTAGTTCCTGTATTATTTGATAACCCAGAACTTTTAGAAGAATTAAAATCGGCAATAGAAGAAAAGAAAAATCAACAAACAGAAGAATAAAATTATGACAAAACTATTATTAAAATTGTTAGAATTGTTCGCAGAAGACGTAACATTCAAATCAGGACAAAAAGCTCCGTATAGCGGATTATTTAGAAGCGGGAAAGAATACATCGCACTAACAAAAGAAGAACGGTTTCCTCCAAGTTTCACAGGAGGATGGAAATTAGTAGTAAATGTGGGTTAGAACAACAGAGGGTTGGAAATTTTTTCACGTGGAATATACAAAACAAGGAATCCCCTATCCAACGCAAGAAAACAAAAACGGACATGCAAATTTCAATAATTAGAGAAAACGATAGTGAGGGAGGGAACAGTGTTTCATGTTCTTTCCCTCAAGACGTAAGGGTGGTTGATATTTTAGCAACTTTAAAAATGGCTGAAATGTCTATTCGCGATATGTTAAAAGAAAAAGGGCTTCCTAAAGGAATGGAAGTTAAAGAGTGGCTTGAAAATTTAAAAATAGAGGATTTGTATAACGAAACTTTAGAGTTTCCAAAGTTAGAAGAAGATGCCGCCAAAAAAGAAAACAGTTAATCATTGGACATATAAAGGAGAAATTATCGACACAATAGAGAAAACTCCAGAAAATTCTTTTGCTTTCATATATAAGATTACTTTAGAAGATGGAAGATATTATATAGGAAAAAAGTATATGTACAAACCAAAATACACAAGTGGTGCAAAAAAAGGTCAGTATAAAGGTACATATCCTTGGCAAACTTATATAAGCAGTTCAATAGAATTAAAAGATTTAATAAAATCAGGTATTAATTATAAAAAAGAGATTCTTTATTTTACTTATTCTAAAGCAGAAACAACTTATAAAGAAACTCAAGAAATACTTTGCTCACAAGCTTTAACAGACCCAAATTGTCTAAACTATTGGGTTAAAGCAACAATCTATTCAAAACATTTAAAAGAGAACAGTTAATGGACATAATAACGGACATGTCCGATAAAAGAGTAACAAAATATCATTAGGAATATGACCGCAGATAAAATACCACCACATGTAAAAACAATGAGTGAACGTAAGAAATAGTAGTAAATGGAAGACATAGTAAGACAGTTTTTATTAAACTACGGATTTACAGAGTGTAGTACAAAGGAAATATTCGATAAGTATAAATTGTTTAATTTCTTTTTAGATGTTAATAATATTTTTGAAGATGCAGAATTTGAGGATGTTTTAAAAGAATATTCTATGTATTTTAAAATAACAGAAGTAACAGAGGACTGTATTTTAGGAGATTTTATAAGACATAATAAATCAAGCAATAAAGTAGATATAGAAATAAGAAATTGTTTTGTAAAGAATTATAACATTAGAATCACTATGCCTGTTATGCCTTACTTCTCCTTACATGCCATGACACTTGTTGAGGACATAGAAGAATTACAACAAATTAAAAAACTTTTGCAAACAACGTGTAAATATGAAAGAAACTAACAGAGTTAGAAAAAACGAAATTAAATATAATATTCAATTAACAGAAGAACAAAAAGCTGTAAAAGAAGGTGTATATCAAAAAAATGTCACTATTATTTTAGGAAATTTTGGTAGCGGAAAAACGGCTTGCGCAGTGTTATGTGCTTTAGATTTATTGTTTAAAAAACACATCGATACAATATTTATTACAAGACCAATTGACTTTAATGCTACTGGTTATTTAAAAGGAACGGCTGATGAAAAGCTTTCATTCCACATATTTCCTATAAAACAAAATATGTATGCCGCTTACAACAAGCAAAAAATAGATGAATTATTTAAGGAGGGTTCTATACAAATTGTGCCTATTGACTATATGAAGGGTATGACTTTTTCTAATAGTTGTACAATAGTAGATGAATTTGAAGATATAGATTATGAAGATTTTAAACTGATATTAACAAGACTTGGTAAAGGTTCAAAGCTAATTTTTACAGGCTCGGAAGAACAAATAGACGTTAAAAACAGTTGTATCCCTAAAATAAAGTATTTGAAGGATTTTGATGTTGTGAATTACCATACATTAAAAAGCCAGCATAGAGATGATGATATTATGAAAATCATAAACTACATAGAAGAAAAAGATAAAGAAAATAAATACAACAAAAACTTGCAAGATTAAAAAATTAGTTGTAACTTTGCACTATGAAAACAGAAGGAAATTTTAAATATTTTTTAGACGGGAAACAGCTAAAAGATTTTGACGAGTTTGAAAAGAAAACTAAGAATGTAGATGTTAGTATTAATGTGATTGGATTGGAGATATATGCGAAAGTTATTGATAAACGGTAAGGAAGTAGACCAAGAAACTTTTGATAAATTTCTTCCTTTTGCCGCCGCAATAACAGAAACAAAAGACTACACAAACATTGATGTCAGAATAGGATACTCAACAAGAATAAAAG